TCCTTCTTCATAATCATCCAGCGTATTCGCGTCTGTTGATGCGGACTGTGTGGCGGGGAATGAAATTCCAATGCCTGTATTAGATGATCCACCTTCTAGCGCAAAAGTCTTTCCTACACCAGCAAGTGATAAAATCGTTGTATAAGAAACGGCCCCACCAGAAACCCCAGTAGCGGCTGTTGAGCGCCAATTGTGTTGCCCAGCATATTGATAGTAAGAAGAAGCGTATCCAGTGCCTGAAAATTTATACCCACCAGCAGAACTGGCATAGGAATTATCAAAAATATGGATTGATCTGGTTCCGCCATTACCAGCCCCAATAGAGCCGCCGTATAAAAAATCTATAGCATTCCATGTACTGTCCCATGAGTTAGGCGCAGAACCAATACCTAAATTTCCTGATGAATCTATTGTGGTTGAACCCGCTGCACTAACAGTACTTGATGCACTCAGCGTCGTAAACGCACCTGTGCTTGGCGTGGTTGCGCCTACGGTGCCGTTGAATGCACTTGTTGTGAGCGTTGCACCCGTAATCGTCGGGCTGGTCGCAAGTACGTTATTGCCCGATCCGGTGTTTGTCACGCTGACGATGTTTTTGCTCGCGTCTAACGCAAGGGCTGTGGATGCCGTAAGACCGGATAGGGTCGCGGTGCTGGATGCGGAAAGGGTGGTGAACGCACCCGCAGCAGGAGTAGTGCTGGTTAACGATCCAACAACAGCCAACCCAGTGGAACTGAACGTGCCTACCGTGGTAGAGGTATTGGCCTGAATAATCAAATTGCCAGTGGTATCCCCCGTTTCAACAAGGGCTGTGGAGTTGGTTGTTCCGGCTGATATAGTACTCATAGTTAACCTTTAAATAACTACCCAACGCTGACCACTGGATACAGTCACAGAAACACCGGACGCTATTGTGATCGGCCCCACAGACAGGGCGTTATATCCAGTTGCTATGGTGTAGCTAGTGCTAATGGTTGTAGCGTTTTGAACCAGACCGTTGGTTGCTGTAATCTCTGCGGCTTGAAGCTCGTTAGTAATAACTACGTTACCCGCAGCGTCTTGATATACAGACTTGCTAGCCGGATAGGTAACAAATACGTCTTTCGACCCGGCGGTGAAACTTACCGCAGCATTGGAGTTGGACGATTTAAGAACCGTGGTTCTGGTGAGGGTGTTACCAGAGGTGGCATACGTGCCAATGCCTACTTCCCATTCCGCTATACCGGGGTTGGCTATGGTGTAGTAGCAGGTATTTGCGTTACCAATTGCAGCCGAAAACGTCTGATAGCCGACAACTGCGCCAGCTAATGTTAATGCCCCAGTACCCGTTGTAGTGGATGTCTCCCTTACACGGTCAGCAAGAATAAGCGCCATGACTCATACCTTTAAGCAATATTGAGCAGTGCGGTTCCGGCACCGTTAGTCGGCATCGTCAAGGAGAAAGTCCCCGCCGTAACAGTCTGTGAACCAAAGGTATGAACGGATACAGCTTTGTTGGATTGAGTGCTGTTGTAGATTAGGACAGCATCAAACGCAGTGGTAAGCGTCACGGTCGTATAGGTAATGCTAGCCGAAGGCGTCCAGTAAGCCGTAGTGCCTGAAGACGTAGGAACCGTAGCGTTGGTAACCGCAACACCCCCAGCCGTATAACCCGTACCCGTAACTTCACCGGTAGCCGCATAAGCCGTGGTTGTTGAATTAACCGTAGCTGAAACCAGATATAGAGCCGCTTTAAACGAGTCGGCAGCAGTAGAGCCACGCGTAGGCGCAACACCAAAGTTGTGCGTTCCGGTAAGAAGTTCTGCTTTAAACGACGTAGTCATCGCTTGGGTATTTGCCATTACATTTCTCCTAAAATCGTTTCGGTGATAAGCGGGTTTTTAAGCTCCACATGGACGGAGCGGTGGACAAGCTCATCACCCAGATAGTATTCAACCCACGAGGTCTTCTCGTTATGGTCTTCCATGTTGCCATCTTTCCTGACGAGCAAGGACTCATCCATGTCGCCTTTGGTTGTAGTGACAATCATTACGCAATCCTTATGATGGCTGAAGTGCTATCTGCCGTAGGGAACTGAACTGTAAAAGTTGCTGTTGAGGTCTTGTCCGCACCAAAATCCAGCACACAAATAGCCGGATTTGTAACCCCGTCATTCTTGTAGATCAAAGCCCCACGCGCTGTCAAAGCACTTGTCCAGACCACATTGGAAAATGAGAAGTAAGCAGTAGTGCTTGTCCCCGTGGTCGGATTAGCTGTCACCACCAGAACTTTGCCACCGGCTGTATAGCCTGACGCTACAACCTCACTGGAAGCGGTATACCCAGCGGTGTCAGCATTCAACGTAGCTCCATTCGTATATAGGGAGATATATAGATTAGTTGAAGCCGTACTGATACTGAAGGTACCGCTGGGTAATCCTGATTTAAACGTGTTGCAAGCGTAGTTTCCAGTAAAGGCCATCTTAGATCACCGGTATCCTAACTTGCCCACTACGGTAGGCATCACGACGATCTTTGCCGTCACCAAGCTGTTTAAGCAACGCGAGGGACTCTTGATACTTACCCTCGTAATTAGCCACCATATCTACCTCACCTTTGGTGAATACAGCCGCCTCACGCAACGCACCATACAGCAGAACTGTTTCAAAATTGCTACCTAGCCACGTTGTTGTAGCGGTGACAATGGACTCAGGGTAGTAGTAATAGTGAAGCTCTACCTGATAGGACGCGTCTGGGGTTGGGCCAATAATGAGTGAAGCATCCGTGAACTGCGCGTAATGCGTAGGCGTCCCAGTGTCGCTAGGCACCGGAAAAGCTTCGCGGATGTAGTTGACATCCTTGTTCAACAAGAAGCTCTGTGCGCTCGTGGTGGGGTTAATCAGCGCCAAGGAGAACGTAGCCAGCCAATCAGAAGGTAGCGACAGGTACTTATTACCGCTTGTCATGTAGCCGGTCTGGTTCTTTCGAATAGCCGGTATCTGAACTGAGTTGTAGACCCGTTCTTCGGCAAGCTCAATAAACGTATTGATCTGCTCAACGCTGGTCAGGGTCGTTACTGTAGTCCCATCACTGCCGTAGAAGACAGTATCGGGGAAGTCGTTCTCTATGTAACCCTTGATTGTAATAAACAGCGTTGAGTAGTCCATGCTTTACCTCTTAAGCCATAGGCCCACGGGCCATTTTGCCTTTGGTCTGCGCTTTACCGCCACGCACCTGAATGCCAGAGGTCTTTATCTCGTCCATCATAGAAGTGCTGACATGACCGGTACTCATAACCCGATTTTTAAGATCACTCAAGTTTTTGCCAGAACCGGGGTTATTAGTAACCGTTACAGATTTGCCGCCCATTGTATGCGGTTTGGCGTAGGCAGAAGCTGGTTTGTTGTTAACCATCATTTCCCCTTCTGGTTGTTTGCACGGGCCATATTACGGCCTACAGCTTTCATCGCCATCGAAGTAACGCCACCTTTTTTCATGCCGTGCATAGACTTCTCATGCCCTTTAACCGCTTTACCAGCTTCTACATCGGCAATACGTTTAACTTGTTTCTTATCCATTTGAATCTCCTAGGTAACTGCTATTGTAACCGTGCCAATACTGATTGTGAGCGCCAAATTGTTGGGGGTCAATGCTGCGTCAAATTGCCTAGAACCACCCACCGGATTCCAGCCCCACTGAATATCCCTACTGTCTACAATCCCTAACTCAGGACGGGGGTTCTGCAAAGCCTGAGGGTCTTCCACCGGATACATCCCAAGCTGCAACTGCGGGTGATCTTCTTCCCAACACTCTGGGCAGACAAAGATGTTTACGTTCTTTGTTTTGATAACTAATTCTTTTAGCTGCTTAAGTTTATACCGAAAACCGCACCTATCACAGCTTGCAATAGCGCGTTTACCGGCTGTAAATTTGTTACTCACCCCCCGCCACCTATATACCCAACTCTAGGAACAAAGCGGTTAGACGCCTTTTCCCTATCCTCGGTAGACGCCCATTCCCAAGCTTCGTCGTAATCGGCTTTTAGCATTTGGATGCGGGGTTCTGCTCCGGGTATTTTCTTAGCGAGGTGATAAGCA